CCGATTCGGCGCGCATGGTCAGCGCCTCTTCGTCGGTGGGGCGGCGGATGGTGAATCGCCGCCCGTCGACTTCGACGCCCTGCTCGCGCGCCTTGCGGATTTTATCGATGAGACTCATTGGCTATCAGCTCGCGTAGTAGGTGGGCGTGCCGAATGCGGTGATGGTGGCCGGCGTGACGACCTTGTCCTGCGCGTTGCCTGTGGGCGCGCCGGTGAAGCCAACGTACCCGGCGAAAGCCATGATCTTGCCGCCGGTGCCGAATGTGAATTTGAATGCGCGAATGGCCTGCGCATCGGACGCGGCCTTCATGGCGATTTGGCCGGCATCGGCGGAATCCCACAGGTTGTCGAACGAGTAGGTGACCGGGTTGCCCAGGCCTGGAATCTGCGTTTTGACGTTGCTATGGATGGTGGTTGTGTCGATGAAATCGAAGTCGCCGCCGCTGGCGTTCATGGTGGTGGCGGTGGTGATCGACGTGCCGAATGTGACGGCCTGCGCGGTGCCGCTGCTGAATGTATCGAACGCGGTGGTGTCGATGCCCTCGAGCTCGAATGTGTTGGTGGCGACGTTCGCGATGCGCACGACTTTTCCGTCGAGCTGATACATGCCCTGCACAGACAGATAAACGAAATCGCCGTTCGACATGCCGTGGGCGGTTGCGGTGACGACGCCGGGGCTCGCCTTGGTGATGCCGGTGATGGTATCTGCGGCGGCGAGGGCGGACTGCATGGCGACTGCCACGTTGGCCCATTTGGTTGCTGTTGCCATGATGTTTTCCTTTCAGGCGAGAAAAAACCGCCTTGCGGCGGCGGGGACAGACGAAAAAAAACCCGCCAGCGGCGGGTTGGGTCAGGCGGGGCGTACTTAGAAATTGATGAGCAGGGTTTCGGGTAAGCCTTCTGTTGTCATGTAGTCCAGCGTCCAGGTGAGGTCGAGGCTGACGAATCCGTTTTCGTCGGGCTCTTCGTTGATCTCGACGCTTTGCGCATACCCATCGAACACGGTGGCCAGCTCGCCCTGGATGGCGGAGAGGGTGAGCGCGGTTTCGAGGGCGGCGGCGCTGGCGTTGAGCCGCGCGGTGGTGTCTTCTGGGTTGGCCAGCGCCTTTTCCACAATGAGGAAACTTACGGTGAGGCTGCGGGCCTGGGTGCGGTTGTGAATGAGTTCGAAGCGCTCGATGCCCTCTGACAACTGGCGCACCAGCACGCACGGCAGCGCGGCCTGTGCGGGGACGATGCCGCTGACGTAGACACCGCGCCAGGGAGGCGATGCGACGGCGTCGAGCACGTCGCGCAAGGCTTCGAGGATTTGCTGGCGGGCGTGCATGATCAGAATGCGAGGATGCGGTACGGCGCGAGCAGATCGCGCGCGGCGTTGGGGATGGTGGCCGGGTAGAGGTTGGTTTCAAGCCCCGGCTGGGCGCGGTATGCCTGGCCCACGATGAGGACGATGGCCTGGATGATGGGCGCAGGCACGGCGGTGCCGCTGTTGCCGTAGCCGGCCACGTAGCGCAGCTTGACGGCGTTGGCCTGCGCGCGCGCGCTGGGCCAGCTGATGCCGTAGGCCAGACGCAGGCGGTGCTGCACGCCGTAGTCGTCCAGGGTGTAGTTGCTGCTGTCCCATGTCTGCTCGACCCCATCGCTGTCGAGATACTTGAGCGAGGTGATGGATTGGACGGGGGAATATTGCAGGTCGATTTCATCGGCGCAGGGGAAGGCGTCGAGCGCGAGTTCCCATGTTTGCGTGATGAGCGCGCGGCCGATGTACTGCTCGACCCAGTGCCGGGCGCTGGCGATCATGGCGTCGAGGTCGGCTTCGACCATATCGCCCGCGCGCGCGCCGATCTTGCTGTAAAGCGATGCGGCGGTGATGGGTTCGACCGATGGCGCGGTGATGAGCTTGTACATGGCGATGGGGTTTATTGCTTGGCGGACAACTGCTCGCGGATGCGCTTGAACAGGTCTTGCGCGCTGGTGGAGAGTGCGGAGAAGATGAGGGCGATGCCGACGACCTGCGCCCCGCCCTGGCTGACCAGATCGGTGAACTGCTTCACCATTTCTGGATCGAGCGTGACACCGAACGTGGTGAGCACGCCCACGCCAAAGGTGACGATTTGCAGGATGAGTGCGACGGCGATTTTGATGGTGGCTTGCATGATGTTCCTTTCAGTTTGCAGAGGTAGCCTTGTCCAATAACCTGCGCCATGGCTTGGCCAGCAGGCTGTATCCGGTAAGCGAGGGGTGGATTTCGTTGCGCCAGTGTTCTGGCAGCAGGGTGCCGCGCGTGTCGACGACGAGCAGCGGGTAATCGGCCGCCACGTTGTGCATGCGGTGCGCGAGTTCGTCGATCATGGTTTCGACAGCCGATTCCCATTCGCTGCTGGGGATGCCGGCGGCGCGGAACACGGGGGCGATCCATGGGCCCAGCCGCCAGAACCAGGTGCGGCGCCGGACGGGCGGGTAATCGTAAGTGTGGCACAGCACCGGCACGCCGGGCTGGCCGGCCTGGCACAGGCGCATGAAGCGCACCAGATGCTGTTCGAAATCTGACACCGCTTCCAGCAGAGCGTCGTAGTCGATCCACAGGTGCGGCCCAGGTTCTGGCGCGCGGCGCACAAAGCGCGAGCAGGCCTTGATCACATCGTTTCCACCGGCGGACAGCAGCGCGGCGTCCCACGCTGGCAGGCCGTGAGTGGGGGCAAGCAGCTGCGCGAATTCGTCGTTTCCGATGGCGCGGCTGTCGGCAAGCTCGTCGCCTGGGTAGGCGCAGTTTACGATGAGCGTGTCGGGATCATCCAGTGCCATGAGCAGGTTTCCGGTCCAGCCGCCGATGGAAAACCACGAGTCGCCATCGGCCAGCAGGCGACGACGCCAGCGCTGGTCGAGAATGGTGCTGACGAGGTTGGGGGTGTCGGGGGTGACGATCATGGGTAGGTTTTGCGGCTCAGTTCGAAATGCGGGCCGTCGCGCAGGGTTTTCCAGTCGCCGCCCCATACGATGTCGATGCCGAGGGTTTGCGCCACGCCTTTGATGTGCGCGGCGGCGCGGGCGTAGAGCGGCCAGTCCCAGCGGACATTACCGTTGACGGTGCAGAAAATGTCGGCGGCGTGGCCGGTGAGGTGGCGGCTGCGCAGGGTTTGCGATGCGCCGGCTTTGACCAGTTCTTCTTGCCGTTGTTTGCTGCGCTTCACTTCACCGATTTCGAAATCGACCGGGCAGCGTTTGGCGGCTTCAAGCATGAGCCGCTTCAGATCCGGGTGCGCCTGGTCGAGGCGTTGCAGGCTGCGGATGTTCACTTGCCGCTCCCATCCACCGGCACGGCCGCAGCCGGCGCGCACAGCGCCTGCCAGGCGGCGGCTTTGCGCTGGTCGCCCGCGTAGCCGCGGCGCCAGGCGCCGACGGTGATGGCGTCGCACAGCGTCCATTCTGCGGTGGTGCGGGCTTCGTCCGCCATCTGCGCGCCGTGGCTGGCGATGCCGGACTTGACCGCGCCGTATTCCGCGCAGCCGGTGATCAACGAGAGCATGGCAATGGCGATGAGCGTTTTCATGCGGTGGACTCCTTTTGTTTTTGCTGGTCTTCATCGTGCAGCCTGTCGCGTGCGCACAGGTCGTCACAGAACACGGCATTGGCCTGGCGCAGCGGCTGGCCGCAGGCATGGCATGCGCCCATAGGCACCAGCCTGGCGCGCAGTTCCTTCAGGCGCTGGATGATGTTGTTCATTCCGGCATTTCACTCACGAGTTTGAAATGTGCGGCGTAGACCGAGCCGATACGGTAGTTGCGCGCATGTTCCACGGGTACCAGCAGGGCGATCTCGCCGTGCACTTCGCTGCGGTTGTTGATGGCTAGACGCATTTCAACCACACGTCCGCAGTCGAAAGGCTTGCTGATGGATACGATCATGGCGTGGATGCGCGGCTCGTTGTCGGGCCAGAAGCACGTCACCGCACCACCTGCGTGGCGATCATCAGCGCGCAGTACGACAGGCAGGCCAGGCCTGCGCAGGCGACGAGAACGGGATGGGCGGCGATCAGTCCTTTTCCTGATCCACCACGCGCAGCGCCAGGCGGATGGACTGCCGCAGGCCGATGTGCGCCACCGCGCCCGATATGCCGATCAGGCCCAGCGGCGGAATGCTCACGCCGAATGCCACCGGCAGCACTGAATGCAGGATCAGGAAGGTGGTGATCGTGACGAACAGGGCCGTCGCGCCTTCCACTGCGCCAACAATCAGGCGTTCCTTCGTTCCGCGTCTCGCGTAGCCACGCAGGGCATTGATCGATCCGGCCAACGCGCCCACCAGGGTGAGCAGAAACCAGTCCAGCGTGCCGGGGGGTTCGATATTCACGCATGGCCTCACCCTCTGGATCAGGCGAACGAAGTCTTGTAGAACTTGGACAGGCCGGCGGTGGTGATGAGGCTGTCGGACAGCGCCTCGCCGGAAATATCCAGGCTTGCGTAGTCGTCGCCGAGGTAGCTGATATTCTGCGCGGCACCCGCCTTGAAGCGGTGCACCATCACCACCACCTGCTTGCCGGACTGCGCCTCGTTGAGGCCGGCGAACACCAGCTTGTATTCGCCCGCGCTGTTCACCAGCGCCTCGACCACGTTGACGGCTTTCTTGGTGTAGGTGACCTTGATGTTGTTGGCGCTGGAAACCGAATCCGGAATGGATCCGCCGCTCAGCACGTAGATGCCTGCACCGGTGACGATGTAGTC